TAATATTTGACCATTATTTAAATTTCTATAAACACCTTTTCCACCTTGTTCTTGACCTGTGTATCTCCACATTCCGCTTGAGATAGATGTATCTTGGTATCTTATGTTTTTGTTTAAATCAAAATCTGGGTAGTTAGAATCTGATTCCATTTCATTAACTGATTCGTTTCTCATTCTTGGTTGTGATGATAATCCATATCCTATTCTACCAGTATCTGCTTTACCTCTGTAGTAATCTGCTTGTGCTTTTGCTTCTCTACTTAATGCTTTTCTTGCTCCAGCTTCATTTTTTATTACCATTGGTTTTAACTGTGACCAGATTTCAACTAACATTGAAGTGTCTAAATCCTTCCAAGTTTCTATGGATGAATTAGCTAATTCATTTGATCTTATATTTTCACTACCGAATGATGAGTTATCATAATAGCTTAAAGCTGATAATTTACGGGCACCATCCTCATTTAAACTTAAACCAAATCTACCACCCCATTTTGCACCACCATGGTCCCATTGAAATTGAAATCCACCTGTACCATCATCAAATCTAAATTCCTTATATTCTACATCCTTATTATATGTGTCTTCTAATATACCTGTGATTTCTCTAACCTCTCCTATAATCCTATCTACTTCACTTTGATCAAATACTTTTGATTGATCAATTCTACCTTCCATCATACCAGTTGCTGTTCTTTTAGGTCTTTTAGAAAATGGATATTCGTTTTTTCCCGTGTAAGGGTCTTTACCTGCAGATGTAACAGCTGACGTTTGAAAGTTAGATGGTCCTTGACGATTGCCAAACTGATCAACTTCTTTAATTGCTTTTTTAACTAATTGTATGATATCTTTTTTTTTCATTTTAAAATCTTGTAAAGCGTGTTCTGTTAGGGTTACCTACTGATTGGGTTTTTTCCATTCCTTTTGTTTGATGGCCTTGTCCTCCGTCTCCCACATTTTGGTTAGTATAAAATTCTAATTCATCTTCTTCATTTGCAAATGATCCTCCTCCTGTACGTTGGGAAGTAACACTATTACCATCAGTAGAATTTCCACCACCAGCTCCCGTACCTGTGTATTCTTTAATTACACCCCTAATTAATTCCCTAAGCTCCTTTTTGGTCATTTATTTCTTTTTGTAATTTTTCTTTTTCAAGTGCAAATTCTTCTTTTACTTTATTTTCTAGTTTAGTTTTATTTGCTCCTCCC